ATGATAGCAGACTTAGTTACAGGTTATGTAGGTAAAGATTTAATAATTAACGAATTTGTATACGATTCATTTGTATTAGTTGTACTTGGATGTTTCGGTATAAGTGGTTTAGAAAAATTTGCAAAAAAATGAGTTTATTAACAAACATAGATGGTATACCATTATATAGTACAGTAAAAGAAGCTTTAGACTGGGCTAGAGCTAATGGATTAAGAGGTTTTCATACGCATCAATATAACGGTGTTACTGGATATATGGGAGGTTTTACTCATAGTGGATCAACAGGTTCAAATCAAAACAACAATAACATATCGCCACCAAGCGCAAGCCCAATGTCTGGAGGTGGTGGTGGTTCATATTAAAATTAAATTATGTTAAAAAACTTACTATCAGGTGGAGCTGCTGAACTAGTTAAAAATGTTGGAGGCGTGTTAGACAACTTAACAACTAGCAAAGAAGAAAAGCTTGAAGCAGAACGAAAAATAAAAGAATTAATTGCTAACTACGAAGTTGAAATGGAAAAGAACATTACAGCTCGCTGGGAAGTAGATTTAAAATCAGACTCATGGCTAAGTAAAAATGTTAGGCCATTAGTATTAATAACTGTGATCGGTGCTTATTTTGGCGGTAGATCACTAGAAAAAGTAAAAAAATAAAATTATGGCAAGTATACACGGAGGCTCAGGTAATGAGCTATTTTATCATGGATCTACACTATTAAACGGTGATGGCGCTAAAATAGATTTAGATGGCACTACATCTAAATATTTTGTTTGTGCTATAACTATTTTAGCAGCAGCAAAGTTTCAAGTTTTAAACATATTAGATGGTGGTGTTAGGCTTGGACTTGGTAACACTCACTTTGTTTCTACAGAAGATACGCAAACATTAGACACTGATTGGGGTGGTGAAACTGCAGAAGCCGATAACGACCAAACTGTTTTAGCAGCTGGTAGTGGTAGTGTTGAGTTTCCAGCAGGCGTAACAATATACGGCATGTGGGATAACGTAGAGTTACACGCTGGAAGTGTTATATGTTACGTAGCTCCAAGACCTGATTATCAAGAAAGAACTAGAGCAGCAGCAATATAAATAAATAATTAACTTAAATTAAATAAAATGGCAAAAAAAGAAAAAGTAATAGACTTAAAGTCTAAACCAGAAAAAATAACTGACGAGCAGTTAGAAAAAGTACAAAACACTGTTAACACAATAAATAGAGCTCAGCTTGAAATAGGTTCTATGGAAGTTAAAAAGCACGAGATAATGCATCAATTAGCTGGTATTAGAGAACAGTTGTCAGCTTTACAAAAAGATTTTGAAAAAGAATATGGTACTTTTGATGTTGATATACAAACTGGTAAAATAAATTATCCTGACAATGGCGAAGTTAATAAGAAAAATTAGTGTAGGTAAAGACTACAAAAACGACGCTATGCACTACGCTGTTGGTCAAGAGGTTTACGGTGGACATACTATTTGCGATATTATAGAAGAAGATGATAAATACTCTATATATATTAAAAAGAAAAAAGATGTACTACCTTGGAAAGACTTTAACAAAAACATGGCTGTATCTGTAGAATATAACTTAGAGTACTAATGAAAAGTGTTTACAACTTTGTTGTAACACCAAAAGGCAAAAGATATAATAATACTAAAAAAGTTGGAGACTCAGAGTTGATACTTAATACTGAGATTTTTAACCATCAATATGTAAATAGAGAAGCTATTGTTATATCAACTCCTATAGTTGGTGATACAGATATAAAAGCTGGCGATACAGTTATAGTGCATCATAATGTTTTTCGTAGATGGCACAACATAAAAGGTGTAGAAAAAAATAGTAGAAGTTATTTTAATGAATCTACTTATTTTATAAACTACGATCAAATATTTCTATATAAAAGAAATGATAATTGGATAGCACCAAAAGGTTATTGCTTTGTAAAACCATTAAAAGCTATAGATCAATTTAATATTGAATCAGAAAAACCTTTACAAGGTGTTGTTAAATATTCTGACGGCACTGTAAATGTAAACGATCTTATAGGATTTAGACCTAGTAGCGAATACGAGTTTATAGTTGATGGTGAAAGGTTATATAGAGTTTTATCTAAATTTATTACAATTAAATATGAATATCAAGGAGACGAAGAAGAATATAATCCAAGCTGGGCGCAAAGCAGTTAATGAGCTGATTAAAGTTGCAGAAGAAAAAATTATTACAAATACTGAAGATGATGTATCAGCCGATAGACTAAAAAATGCAGCAGCTACTAAAAAACTAGCTATATTTGACGCATTTGAAATACTTAACAGAAT